CATGATTGCCTTTGAGCAACTCTTCCTTAAAAACATTTGATATTACGTTTGCCATTTATTTTCTCCTTATGGGTTTGCGGATGGTATTGGCACTCTGACAACACCGTCCATATATTCATCTCGTCTTCTTCGGCCCATTTGTTCTTGGCCTAGTGTTTGAACCTCTTCTTTATACTTTAAAGCATAAATGTTCAACATGTCAGGGGCTTTTAAAAACATGAAAGCTTCCACTAAGCAGGCATAAAGCAACATGTGAGGTGCATTTGTACTAACCCACGTCGTCGTGTTGCTTGACGATAATCCTGTTGGTAGCGCGTTATACGCTAATTCTATAGTATATGCGGCATTTGGCGTTGGAGCAACAATTATTGTGTCATTGTCCCAGTTTGCATAATACTTTGGAATACCTGTGCTTGTTCTATTTGGTGAATACTCACTAATAAAAGAGGTGTCTTTTTTCTCTAAATACCTTCTCTCGCCGTCTGTTAAACCCCCTAAAGAGCCCGATGGGCTGAATATATTAACAGATCTAATAAAACTAAAACTGGTTGGTGTGGCGCCTGGCATGCCCACAAAAGCATCTCCTGAGGTCAGGGCAGCAGTTTGATACTTTCTAAATACGTCAAGATCAATGTCTCTAAATATTTTCAATTCTGCGTGTTCTATGAAATCGTTGACTATGGTCGTGGTGAAGACATTGCTATCTGTCTCTGTATAATCTCTAATTTGCGTTACTAGTTCAGAATATGTTGTCATGCTATAACCGTAGCAGGGCCAGCAAATGCTTTGCCCCCTCCTCCTTTTAAATTACCACTGGTTGCCGTGTCTGTGACAACAGTGAATGTATAACTATTATCATCTACTTTGGTAATTGTATACCCAGCAGATCTTGTGAGATTTGTGGCTGTTATGCCATCAAAACTAGACGCACCATAGAATCTTACGGTATCTGAGCTTGATCTACCATGATCTGGTTCAGTAACTGTTATTACACTAGTGCCTTGGTTTGAGGTTTCAAAAGCATTTAATTTTAATAGATTTGGCACAGATGTCTCATCTCTGTCTGACCTAGCGTTTTGTAAAGCTTGTCTATCGGGCTTATGTGTTTTTAATTCTATCTGTGGATGTTTTGATTCAAACTCAGATTGATGAACAAAAGAACCATTCCACTCTTTCAACATCTCTATGTATGGAAAAGCCATGCCGCTTCTGTCAGATATTGCTTTTGCTTTTTTTCCTGATGAAAAACTAGACATTTGGATAATACGCCTGTGGTGTTATGTGCGTGCTAGTTGATGAGCCATCTTCTGTCAGCGCACGGTTAAATTCATCTTCATAATACAACTTCATTTGTTGTGCTACTTCTGGTCTATATTTTTGTGCTAAATAAAAACTAAGTCCTGATGTCATGCACGGCACAAAACGATATGGAACATCAGCTGCGTTAGTAAAATCACCTGTGTCTTGTATTCTTTTTACAAAATATAAATGCATATCAGCTGAGGCTGCAGTCGCATCAGGTGTAGGATAAACAAAAAGTGTTACACGATCTATGAGTCTTTGCACATAGTATTGTGTTGGTTGTCCTTTTGATAATTTGTTTGATAAACCTGAGTATGTTGACCTGCTAATTTTTGTCATTGCCACATCTTGTTGTGTCGATTGTGTTCTATTTGTTCGATACGTTGACTCTAATATGTCATCAATACCAAAAATAGTCGACGCTACTTGGTTTGTGGTTGCTTGTGATCTGTTACTATCAGATGTGTCGTCAGCTGCGCTTCTGAAAAAATGATACTCTGCTTGCCCCTCTACTAAATCAACATTGGTTTCATCTATCTCCCAATAGTGTAAACCTCTGTTGCCCCACTCTTGAAACATAATATTAATAGATCTCCTAGCTGATTTTATTTGATAACCAGTAAGATCTTGAAAACCTATTCTTTGATAGGCCTCTTCTATTATATCATCAATAGCAAAAGTTTTATCGAACGTCGCTGTTCCTGAAGTAGTATTAGGCATTAGCTACTCCTTAAAATATTTTCTTAAATTCTGCTATACAAGTGTATGTGTTACCAGAATCAGCTGCCGCTGCCACAACAAAATTTACATCACTTTCGTTACTGTTTGATGATTTGTCAGCAGGTATGCCACCAAACTCTCTAAAGTCCCAGTATCCTGAGTCTATTAGAGTTATGATTGGAATATCTCCATCTGAATCTTCTTCATCTAAACGTGCAAAAGCATCGCCGCCATCGCCGTTAGCGCATGACCACCATACTCTTTGTAGTGATAAGTGAGCTACAGCGTTACCGTCATCATCAGCTGTTAGTGCTGATACATCACCAAATACAGTTGTGCCACCTGTTCCGTCAGATTGTACAACTATTTTGATTGTAACTCGTTTGTCGTTTTGTTGTAGGATCGTTGGTCCTGTTACTGTGTCTGCCATGTTCCCTCCTTAATCAAGAACATGTGGGCCCGAAGGCCCACATTAATTATTATTGGTCTGCGAATGCAGGTACGTCTGCGCCTTCTGCGTAACCCCAAATGTAGTAATTGGTGCTATCTTTAGCAACAATGTTAATCTCAAACAAACCACTGTCTGTAAGAGTTAACTTTGAGTTAGAGTTTCCGTCAGAGTAAACAGATACGTTATCTGCATCAGAGTCTAAGTGTACGATACCACCTAGGAAGAAATTACTATTTCCTGGTGTTACAATAATTAGATTCTCTGTTTCTTCTGCAGCGCCAGCGTAGATAAACTTGTAAGTTTGTCCAGCAACTGGTGCAGGTAGAGTGATAGTTCTATTAGCGCCGATTGCAGGAACCGCAAGAACTCTTCCACTGTGTGTTGCAGCATCAAGAGTTTTGTCTTCATCTCCTAATGCAACAGGTCCATCACCCATTGTAATGATTTCAGTAATCGCTCCAGTAGAGGAGTTTTTACTAACAGTTTTAACTGTGCTTTCAGATCTCAACGGACCTGAAAAAGTTGAACTAGCCATATGTGTCTCCGTTTCTGTTAACGCAGTCCGAGACTTTGTCTACTGCACGAGTCCACGTTAACTGTTTTAAAAATGTGCAGTGCTTACAATATACGCTTTTAGATAGGGGTTTGCAAATAAAAAGGGCGGCCGAAGCCGCCCTTTAAAGTGTTCTTTGCTTAAGAATTAAGCACCAGGTGAACCAAAAATACCACGCCAGTCAGAGAAGCCGAAGCTATATCTTTCCCTAGCTTTGTATTTAACGTTACCAGTTTCAAAGTCACCTTCCATGGACGTAGCCACAGGAGCTCTTTGAAAGTGTTTCATGCCGTTAGGTACATCCGTCTTAATGAAGAATGCATCTGTATCAGTTAAGTAGTTATTAACTGTGTAACCTTCAGGCATCATTCCCATGCTTCTTACTGCATTGATGTCGTTATCCGCAGTAGCTACTCTGTTTCCAGATGCTAGTAGTCTTTCAGCTGTAAATTGTAGAGCTGAAGGGATAATCAACTTTCTTGGTTTTGCAGCAACTTTTAGACCTCTGTCATCTAGGAAAGCGTGAATGTCGATAATCGCTTGTTCCAAAGATGTCTCGTTAAGGTCTGCAGCAGTAGATAGCTCGTTCTTTTGGTTTCCAGCAGTAGTAGGGTGGTCAGTAGCAAAAAGCTCCTTACCATCACCACCTGTGAAGCTTGAATCAAAGCCATTGTTCAAGACGTTCGCAGCTTTTACTTGTTTGGTGTGTGCCATAGAACGTGCTAGAGCTTTCGTGTAACGAGTACTGATTTTGTCGTAAAGGTTGTCCTCTACAGCTTCTTCAGTAATCTGGAAAGCCAAAGCTACAGTTTCATGAGAGTAACGTGCTGTGAAAGATTCTCTTGAGTTGTCAAAGTTAACACCTGTTCCTTCAGGTTTAACTGATGCAGCTCCGAAACCAGATAACATTACTTCTTCTTCAAAAGCTCTGTCAGAAGTTTCTGTGTCGAAAATCTCCGCATGTTGGTTCTCGTATTGTGCGTACTCTAGTCCGAATAGTGCATTCAAACCAGGTTCCAACTCTTTCGCAAGTTGTGATCTATTAATAGCCATAGTTTAAATCCTCCTATACGCCAGTTGTTAGTTTATACACATGCTCGCCAGTGTTAAACACTACATACGCGTTAGCGTTTGCAGCTGATGTATCACTGTTCTCAGGATCTTTTGAAATCCCGATCTGCTTAAAACCACCTGATGTACCAGAAGTAGAAGTATCAATCTCAGAGCTTGATAGACCGCTAGTAGTGCTTCCACTAGTACCAACGAAGTCAAATCCTGAATGATTCATAGCTGCTGTTCCAGTTCCATCATGTTGTGCTTCAAACACGATATGTGGATCTGCATAGACATATGCAACGATATCAGAAGCGTTAGTGCTTGCTGGATAAAACGCTGAGTATGTCGGCTTACTTGATGTCGGATCAGTATAGAAACAACCTCCGAAAACACCTAATTGCTGAGTGTCTCCAGCTGCTGCTTGCTCTATGCCGCCCGCTGCCACTGCCTCTACCACTTGTCCAGTGAAGATGGAAGTGCCGTGATTGGCTGCAATTGTGTACTCTTCAGTACGAATCTCGCCGCCAGTCAAATGCCTTGTAGGTCTGAACCCAAAGGCTGCGTCTTTGTTTGCCATAATTATAGTCCTCCTTAGACTAATAAATTACAAATTATTAATCCAAAAATTTCGGCGAATGTTGTTAGGTGTGAAATCTAATCTGACTTCTTTGCACCGCCAAAAGTTACTCTCGACTGCCTATTTGGATTATCGATAGGCATACTAGGGTGCTGCTCCCTTAGAAGATCATTATCAACAGCCTCCTGTTGATCTCTTGTTTGTTGAGAGAAATAAGCATTTCGTTCTTCAACAATTTCTTCAGGTATCTTGGCTAGCAGTAATCCACCTACAGAAACGACGCCTTTCATTGTTCCATCTTCCACAGTAGGGGCTTCGAAGTCTCCAAGTTCTTCCAGTCTTACTGGTTCGTATCCCTCTCTCATTCGAGCAGATACATTCTTCTTGTCGTCTTGGCCCATAACTTCAGCACGAATCCAACGATATTTAAATCCGGCTGGTGGAGACGGCGCGTCTAACCGAGATGGTGGTCGCCATGGCTGCCTTCTGGCAGTTTTATCTCTAGTTTGAGATGAGCGTGAGGTTCTTGTTTTCTTTTCCATATTGCTACTCCTTCACGTATTTAGCATATTCTTCTAAAGGCACACCTAGTTTTTTAGCGATTGCAACCTGTGATGGTGTGAGTCTCACAGTTCGTTTTCCTTTGGTCTTTGAAGTAGACTTTACAGCAGGTGCAACCGTTTGGTCAACCACTTTTTTGCTTTTTTCTCCTTCAAACTTTGTTGGAAACTGTTCTTGTATCTGACGATCTATCTCTTCGTAGTATTCATCAGATCGTGGATCATATCCTTGTTGTTCAACAAGCTTACGATGAATGGCAAAAGCTGTGTATGTCATTGCCTCATCTTTGCCAAACCACTCGTTTTTTTCTGCCCACTGTTGTGCTTTTGGGTCTGGTGGTGGCGGTGCTTGTTGTTCTACAAAAGGTTGAGCCGTCTCTTCCTTTTGTTGTTTAAACTTTGCTGCTTGCGCTTCTAATTGCTCTTTTTGAATCTTTGCTCTCTCAGCATCAAGTGATGCTCGTGCAAGGATACTTTGTGCATCTGCTTGCGCGTTGACATCTCCTTCTTCAATAGCTTTTCTAAGTCTTAATTTAGCTTCTTCAACTTGTGATGTCGAAGCCGTTTCCATAGTTGATGCGTAGTTTTGATTTACAGATTGTAACTGTGTTTCAAGTTCTGACTGCTTATTTTTTAAACCCTCTGCGTA